TTTAAAAAATCATAATAAAGTAGAATATATAAAAAAAAATAAACCAATTGTTCATAAATATAGTATACATAACGAAGAATTTCATAAATTTATAAGAAATAGATTAGAATAAATTAATTTTAATTTGTTTAAAATAATTTAAAATTTCATTTATTAATTGTTTTTTTTTTCATTTTCTTCTACATTCGATATTTCTAAATCAATTTCTTCTGGTTTTGTTTCATCAGAAGATTTAAACCATTTATTTTTATCTGCTTCTGTTGCATTTTCTACTACTTCTGTTGCATTTTCTACTACTTCTGTTGCATTTTCTACTACTTCTGTTGCATTTTCAACAACTGCTTCTGTTGCATTTTCTACTACTTCTGTTGCATTTTCAACAACTACTTCTGTTGTATTTTCTACTGCTTCTGTTGCATTTTCAACAACTACTTCTGTTGTATTTTCTACTGCTTCTGTTGCATTTTCAACTACTTCTTTAACATTATCATTATCTTTTATATCATTAATTAATTCAACTGTATTATCTTTTACATCTTTTAAATTATCTTTAATGTCACTAATATTATCTATTGTATTTTCAACATTATCGATTACATCAGTAATATTCCCGACTGTTTCATTTACTTCTTCATATGCATCTTTTGCTTCATCAATAATACCATTTATATCACCTTCTTTAATTTCATTAACAATATCTTTAATATTTTCAATAGTATCATTTACATTTTCTTCAATTTCTTTAATATTATCAATACCTTCTTGAACTTCTTCAATAGTATCTTTTGTTTCTTCAATTGTATCTTCAATTGAATCTTTAGTTTTACAAATACATTCTTTACAGGATTTGATTATATTACCCATATAATATAAAAAATATTTTATTTTATAAATAATTAATTTATCCTATTCGCCATGTATTATTACAATTTTCATTTAAACAAGTTACAAATATTGAAGCTGATTCATCAGCACTTCTTAATTGTACTTCTACATAACTACAGTTATTTTTTTTACATTTAGAACATTTAAATTGTGTAGAATGTTTTGCAGGTTTTTTAGATAATGAAATTTCTGTATCTTTTTTAATAGTATTATATTCATTTTTCCATAATGAAGGAAATAATTCCCAAGGTTTTAGTTGTGCAATATTAGAAATATTTATTTTTTCATTACTAATTAAAGATAATAATTCATAATTCTGTAATATAGAAGGATTAATATTATTATATATTTCTTTTGCTTTAATAATATATAATTCATTTATAATTTTATCTTCAAAATTGTTATTAATACAAAAATTATATATTGATTCTTCTATTTGAGAAGATATTTTTATATTTTTAATAAAATTATTAATTAATTCTATAAAATTATTTCTTGTATCTTGTAAAATCATTAATATATTAATATATATATAAAAATCATTTTTAAATATAATATATGAATGACAATATAAAATTTAATTACAAAGATATAATCGAAATAATAATAGTTGATAAGTTAATTAATTTATCTATTAATAATAAACTAAATTATTATAAATTATTAAAATTTAAATATTGAATACTAATATATGGAATTATCTATGGATAATAATTATTTTTATAATTTAATGAAAATTATAAATGAAAAAGTAAATGAACAAGCAACAATATTTCAAATTGACAATATTGTTTTTAAAATTATTGTTACTGTAATAATAACAATTGTTCTTATATTAATTATTAATAAAATATCATCATTTATAAATGATTCTACTAATATTGTTTATGATAATTGTAGAATAATATCAGGAATTCCTAAATGTACTTTTTGGAATAATAAACATTTTAAAGGTGATGAAGGTGTATATTTAATAAAATCAGCATATGATAAAAATATACCAATTACAAATAATGTAAGTTTTTATTTATTTTTAAATAAATTAAATCAAGTATCATTAATTACAGAAAACAAAATTGTAGATAATTATAATTTAGAAAATGATGTTAAAAATATAGATCCGTTATTAAAAATAATAAATAAAGTTTTAACTTTATATTTTACAATAGATAATGTTAAAAATAAAAAATATTTAAAAGATATAAATCATAATCTAAATATATATTTAAGAGATTCTAAAAAAATAAATTATAAAACTGAATATTATAATAATTTAAAAAATAGCTTCAGTAAATCAATTGAAAATTTAAAATCAAAAATGGGTTTTGTATCATCAGATATAAATAAAGAAATTAAAGAATATATTGATATGCAAGATAAAGTAAATGGAGAACAACTAGATATTCCATTATTAGGTGGAAATGCAATTTATAATTATACTTCTATATTTACTGATGAAATTAAATCATTAAAAAGTCAATTAACACGTTTAAAAAATAGAAAAACATTACATAATTTTGATATGAAAAGAGTTCAATGGATTGTAGATAGTTATCGTGATAAATTTATAATAAAAAGCAAATATAATCCAAATATTTCATTATTATTTAGCGATAGTTTATTTAAAATAGAAAAAAAAATAGGTGATAAAAAATTATATGAACATAAACTTAATTATAAAAATATGTTTAAATCTTTTAAAAATGTATATAATTTAGTATCAAATCTAGGAAAAACTGTTTTAAATATAAAAGATAATTATGATTCATATTATAGAATTTCGACAGATACAAAATATGGAGAAAAATTTTTACAAATTGATGATGTAAATAATAAATATATATCATTTAATAATAAATGTTCTACAAATAAAGGTAGTGTTTTATATAAAGGAAATAATTATAAATTATGTAATCCTTTTGTATTAAAATTAGAATGTGAAAATGATAATAGATGTAAATCAATAGTAACTAAAAGTGATAATCCAAATAGTTGTATGTTAACTACACAAGAAAATTATAATGATGTTACTTCATTAAGAGAGTGTAATTCAAATTCATCATTTAAACAAGATATAAAAAAAAATAATTTAATAACAGGAGATAAATTAACTGATTTAGTAAAATTTGATAAATTAAGCACTAAAAGTATTTCAAATTGGAATTTAATAAGAATTGATGAATTATAATTAATTTATAATATAAATTTTAAAAAGGATATTGATTTAATGATTCAAGTAAATCATCTCTAAGTGATACATTTTTAGATATTATTTCATGATATTGTAAAATATGTTCTTTATATTTTTTCCATTTAGTAAGAAGATTTATCATATCTTTTTTTTTACTTTTATGTAATTCATAATGTTCTCTTCGTTGTTCAGTTATTATATGGGGTCTATCATTTATTATTTCTGATGTATTATTAAATAGAAGAAAATTTTCTGATATTTTTGCAATTAATCTATATGGTGTCATATCTTCACCTAATAATTTATTTCTTAAAATAATAAATTGAGCTTTATTATCTTCATTAATCATATCAGGATTTTTTTCCAAATATTCTATATCTTTTTTTGAATAATAAGGTAAATCTATTATTGGTATGTCAATTAATTCTTTAGTACGTTGTATCATTGCTTCATTCATATATGTTGATATACTTGGATCTCCAATTAAATTACTTAACTCCGACGATCGAGGAAAGCTCTCGTGAGATCCTTCTCCTTGAACAGCGACCATAAAAGATAATAATTCTTTATTTAGACTCTGAGGTGATGATTCCATACCACCTGTAATTTGTTGATATTTTAATTTATATTTTAAATATTTTGATTTCCAATTAACCATATTTATATATATTTATATAATAAAAAAATATAATGCGTTATTTAATTATTTTACAATTTATAACATTCTAAAATAGTAATATGACCTTCTTCATTTCTTAATAAATTATTATTTTGTATATATTCTTCAATTTTATTTTTTTTTATGAGTTCATTAATATATTTATTAAGATTATCAAATTCATTATTTCTAAATACATGAGTCCAAAATGAATCTGCATTACGCCATTCTACATTATTAATTAAATTATAGTCATAATAATGTTCTTTTTTATAAATTAAATCTTCTGAAATATGTTTCTTAATTAAATTAAATTTATTAATTAATTTTAATTCTTTTAAAAAATTTTTTGGAACAAAATGATTCATATCATTGATAGATTTTTCTAATAATATTTTATCACAAAACCAATACATATTTGAATATGTATTTTTAATATTACGAGTAGTTATAATTAATAATCCATTTTTTTTTAATACTCTATATAATTGACTATAAAAATTTTGTCTTAAATTAAAAGCTTCTTCTATATTTAATGTTAAATTTTGTATAACTTGATTACAAATTATAATATCATAACTATTATCTTTAATATTTTCTATATAATCAACCCATACTTTACAATTCATTATATTTTTAGTGTTTTCTAATGATTTATTAATCATAGATTCAGATGGATCAATTCCATTAATAGTTTTAAAATTATATTGATTCATATAATTTAGTAAATGACCAGTTCCACAACCAACATCTAATAAATCTAAATTATTATGATTTCTATTAATTAAAAAATTATTTAATATATTTTTAATTTCATTAAATCCTGATTTATTGTTACGATAATTATCATAAGAATTGCTTTTTTTATTATATATATTTTGAATATTCATTTTATTTAATATATTTAATTTTTTATATTAATTAAATATATATATAATGAATTTAATGGAATATGATAATTTTTTTGAATTTAATAAAGGTACCTTTAATATTTTTAATATTAATAAAATGCGTGAATATATTGTTAAACAAGGAATTATTGATGATGCAATAGGTGTAGCAATAGGAAAACACATAGGTAATGTAACAGAATCATTATTTAATAATGTAGTTTTACCATTATTTAAAATAGATTTAAATAATGATGGTAATGGTGATTTTAATTTATTAGAAAATTATAATATTAAATTATTTAATGTAAAATTAAACATAGGTAAATTTATTGTTGATTTCATTAAATTTTTTGTTATACTTTATTTATTAATTTTAATAGCAAGATTTGTAAAAGATTTAATTAATTAAATGATTTTTAATATCAAATATTAATTGTTGTTTAGTTTTAATTTTATGTTTATTACTATCATTAATAGTATAAATATTAATATCATATTCAATAGCAATTTCTTTTAATTTATCAATTTTAAATTTATTTAATTCACTAATTTTTTGTTTAATTTCAACAGAAATATCAGTTTCATTTCTAAACATATATAATTCATCTTCTTTATATTCATTAAAAACTTTTTGTATAGAATCATCTTCTAATAAATTTTCTAAAATAACAGGTTTATATAAATCTTTATTATTAATTAAAATTATAGAATACCATTTGTTATTGTAAGGTATAATACATCTATGTTTTTTTGTATTAACATTAATTACAATAATATTAATACTAAAATAATAACATATACATTTTTTAGTATTTTCTTCTATATTTAAATTATTACTATTTAAATCAAAGCATATATCATTTTTTTTATTTTTTACTTTATTATCTAAAATTATATTACAAGATTTATCATAAATATCATTTTTAATTCTTTTTTTAAGATAAAATAAAAAATCATTTTGTGAATTATTATCATATAAAATAAAGTTTGTATTTAAAATATACATAATAGATTTTATAAAAATATAATAATAATCTTTTTCACTATTAATTAAATTTTCAATTTCTAATATAATATTCATTAGTTAATATATAGATATATTAATATATGTTTATATGGATATAAACTATAATTATATATTAAATAATGTTAAAGAATTAAATGAAGATCAGATGATAGAAATATATAAAATATTTAAAAAACATGAAGTAAAATGCACTATAAATAAAAATGGTATATTTACAGATTTAAAACAAATTGATGATGATATTATTTTAGAAATAATAAATCTAATAAAATATTTAAAAGAAACAAAAATAAATTAACAAAAAATTTAAAATTAAAAAGTATTTATATATTGCCAATTATTATCTTTATTAACTACTTCAAACCCATTTATTTTTGTATTATTATATGTTAAATAAGGAATATTATTATATATATAATATCCTCCTCTATAAATGTCATAAGATATTCTATAACTATGATATATACCAATAATATAATAAATTGAATTATAATATCTATAAAAAAAATATAATGTATAAATCATTATTATTTATATATGATAAAAATATATTTAATATAATTTAATAATAAATATATAAAATTTATATATAAAATATCTTTCATACTAATTAATTTGCTTTTTACAAAATTATATATTAAATAATTAATTATTATTAATAAAATTAAATCTTTTTTTTTTACGAAATTAAAAAACATTAGTATATTTTTATATAATATTTTTATTTGTTTTTATTTGTTCTAATCAAAGGTCTTCTATTAATTTTAAAACGTTTATTTCTATTAACTTCTATATTATTTGAACTATTACTAGAAGACCTAATATTATTTACTATATGTCTATTAGTTGTTGGTTGTGTATTCGTTGTTGGTTGTGTATTCGTTGTTGGTTGTTTATTCGTTGTTGGTTGTGTATTCGTTGTTGGTTGTGTATTCGTTGTTGGTTGTGTATTCGTTGTTGGTTGTGTATTCGTTGTTGGTTGTGTATTCGTTGTTGGTTGTATATTATAAGGTTCATTTTTTGGATATTTTTTAAAATTGTAATTATTTAGTTCATCTCTGATTAATTTTATTAATATTTCTTGTGAAAAATCTCTACCTTTTTCTCCTCTTTCTCCTTTTTCTCCTTTTTCTCCTTTATCTCCTTTATCACCTTTATCACCTTTATCACCTCTATTACCTTTTATTCCTATTTCACCTTTATTTCCTCTTATTCCTTGTTCTCCTTTATCTCCTTTATCACCTTTTATTCCTTGTAATCCTTTACTACCTTGTGGTCCTCTAAGTCCTTGTTCTCCTTGAATACCTTGTTCTCCTTTAATTCCTTGAATACCTTGTTCTCCTTTTGAACCATTTTTACCTCTTTCACCTTTATCTCCTTTTTCACCTTTATCACCTGGTTCTCCTTTTTCTCCTTTTTCACCTTTAATTCCTTGTATCCCTTGTATACCTTGAATACCTTGATCACCTTTTTTTCCTCTATCGCCTTTATCACCTTTATTGCCCTTTTTACCAGTTTCACCTATTTCTCCTTTTTCTCCTTTATCTCCTTTTTCACCTTGAATTCCTTCTTCTCCTTTATCTC